GAAAATAGACCATATAACACAGCTTATTTTTGTGCAAATAGTACATAAAAATAGACATTGACTTAATGCCAAAAATCTATTATCATATATTTATAAATAAGGAGGTGAAAAACAATGGCCGATTATGGAAAGAATGGTTATATTGATTTTTCAAAGCTATGGAACGTATTAAAAAAGAAAGAACTTAATAAACAGTGGTTAAAAAACAACGGATTACATTCTAATACAGTAGCAAAGCTGACTAAAAACGAAAATGTAACTTGTGAAGTCATCTGCACATTATGCAAATTATTGAACTGTCAACCGTCTGATATCATGGAGTATAAAAAATAAGTAAAATACATGGAAATAGACTATTGACAAATACACGAAAATAGACTATACTGTAACCATAGAAAGGAAGTGGTTATAATATGGCAAACTTGGAAAAATTTTATTTTGAAAAATACGGAAAACATTATTGTTATGATGTGAAAATAGCAAATAACTGTAAGTGAATAAAAACCAAGCAAACAGCCCTCAGCGGGGCGGATCAGGAGGGGTGAAATGAAAAATACAGAGGCTGGAAAAGCTACAAGAAGGGTACAACTTAAAAACATGCCGTTCGATCGTTTCGAGGACGGCGTTGGATTCATCCACGCAACCGGATATGATTGCCTTGTAGACGGTCAGTGGATGACCGAATACGAAGATAACATCTTTGAGGACGCTGCCGGATGTTCCTACGAGGTTGAGCCGGAAGAGGAGCCGGAGTGGACGGAAGAAGACGAGGCACAATGGGCTGAAACTTTCAAGCCGTATCCGGGATTTGAAGAATAGAACAAGGAGGGGAAAGAAATGAGAATCAACGGAATCGGAGTTGTTAGCAAGAAAGAAGCAATGTCCATCTTGACAAAAGAAGGACGGGAAGAAGTTAAAAACGGCGGAATCACCGTAGAAGAGCTTGGAGAAATGTACAAGCTCGAGCAGGTCAAAAAAGCCTGCAAGATAGGAAAGTGTCGTGATACTTTTGCGGCCAACTACAGCCGTATCCCGGACAGCTTAAAAGAAAAGCTTACGCCGCAGGAACTGGCGGAGCTTACAGTGGCGTTTTATAAATGTTACGGGGACGGGAAAAATGCAAAAGAATAAAGAGCCGGAAATCAGCTCTTTACACTTAAAATTATTGTTTCAACCCTCGGCGACCGGAATTGTTGGTCGCTCCACTTACAGAACATCCTCTGTAAGCGACAATAATATTATACCACAAAGAAAGGAAAAAGACATGAAAAAAACAATCAATCTTTTAAACGAAGTTGTAAAAATGGGCTTCAGTAGGGAAAAGGCTCTCAGAGATATCGACGCAAGTCTTGACGAAGAGCTTAGAACCGAAAACCGAAAGCCACTGATGGAAGAGGAAATTCCCGATCAGCTTTACGAAGATATCCTTTTCGGCTTCAGATGCGAGGCCGAAGAGCCATGAAGACAGTGTTAATAGAGGGATACATGGAAAAGGGCGTTTTCGCAACGCCTTTTTCGCACGCCGGGAAAAGGGTATATACGTACCCACTGCCGCCTTTTTCTACAGTTGCCGGGATGGTCCATTTTTTGTGCCGGTGGAGTAGCTGGCACGACATGAACATATCAATAGCCGGAAGCGGAACGATGAACGAACAGGAGTTTACAAAACGCTGGAAGGGTGGAGCTTATGCCGGATCAGAAACGGAAGAATTTAAAAAGCGTTTTCCCGTCCGAGTGAAAAACGGCCCGGGGTTTACAGGCTGGGTTAATACGCCGATTTTGGTTGATTTTGTCGCAGATTTGAATTTGCGTTTGCACATTCAGCCAAAAAACGAAAAGGAAGTTGACATAATTTATAAAATGCTGAAGTATCCGAGACGATTTCCAAGCCTGGGACGGCATGAGGATTTGCTGAGAATTGATAATGTCGAAGTTGTTGACATTTTGCCACCGGAAAAAGTGGCGCTGAGTTTGCCAGCTTATGCACCGGTACTTCCAGGAATCTCTGGCACTGTTTACACACTTCACAAAAAATATACGGTGGACAGAGAACGGCGAATTTTTGAAGATGTGAAAACGGTGTATCTTGATGCAGGGCAAGAGGCCACAACCGAAATTGATAGCTGCGGAAACCCGGTATTCTTAATATAATTATTGACAGTTGACAATGATTATATTATTATAACTATAACGTCATTTTTATGACGAATGTAAAATTGGATCATTAGTTATTAAGTTAGCAAAACATTAATAGCCACATTTTGGAACAGGCGTTTTGCCTGAATGTAAAGTTAGAATGTTAGTTATTGACTAACTAAAAAAAATAATAGCCCCATTGTGGAAAGAAAAAAGCCTCCGGATATTATCCAGGGGCTTAAACTCGTTTTTTTGTGGCGGCTAACGAGGGGAGAACAGACCCGCCGCCGAAGTCTGTTAAATTATTCATAGCACACAAATGTTTGTTTTGTCAAGAAAAATATTTTTTGCTTTTGGCTTGACAGGTTTTTGTAAAATGTGCTATCGTGTCACTAACGAGGAACTCAGGAGGGGCGAGCCAATCGAAAATTAATAAAAAATCATTCAGCCAGGTAACCGGATCAGACGCCGGAAGCCTGGCTTTTTCTGTGCCAAAACGCCCCTATAATTATATTATATATATAATCCCCTATTAATTAATTCTATACAGTACTGTATAATAACATCTTTTAAGCCCCTCCTAGATTCTGAGTTGATTAATATATACTTAGATACACTATATTATAATATATATAGCTCTATAACGCTGTATATTGAGTTATAACGGATTATTTTATAAATAGGTCTTTTATGATACCAATGAGAAATAAAATTAAATTTATGCTTGCATAAAGGTTTTATATGTGTTATTGTAAGTGACAGATAAGCAAATACATTTACGATTTTTTAAACAAAGGACGAAACAAAACTGAAAAGCATTTACGGAACTTCCGGCGCTGGGTGTAGCTGCTGGGCGTGTTCTTCGATTGCTGACCGGTTTGTTATCGTTCTTTTTTTATTTGCTAAATTAACAGATTAACGTTGTAAAGTGAGGTGATACAGTGAAAAATACAACAACTACAGTACAAGGAATTGAAGTATACGAAAATAAAATATGGCAATTGGTAGATGAGTATATCAACACTGTATTATGCATACACCAGGAAGATTACGACAGTATAGAAAAGTACAAGAAAGATATAGCAGATAACAGAATAGATATGTTCTTCTATATCTCAGATCGTATAGAAAAGCCTGGTAATGATGATATAGATCTATTAGACAAGATATTTAATATATATATTAGGGTTTGCGGTAGATATGGTATATCACCTACTTTACAGATGTTTGGAATTATGGTTGGAATTAATGGAATGACCTTTACAGACTGGATGAATGGGGACTATAGGCGGGGCACTGCGCATGGCATGACGGTGAAAAAATGGAAAGAAACGTGTGGCGCTTTCGCTCTTGATAAACTGCATAATCAGACCGGAACAAACGCAAACTTGATCTTTGCCTGCAAAGTTGCATACGGCATGGCAGAGACAGCACCAGTTCCAGCAGGGCAACAAAACGGCATCCCGCAACAGTCAGCGCAGCAGATCGCGGACCGGTACAAGGACGCGCTGGAGCTTCCAGAGATGGAGCGGCCAAAGCTGTGAACACGAAAGCAGTAAAAACACAATATGTTGTATGAAACAAGGCGAAAACACAATATATAGTTTTCCGTAATGTATAAATAGGGTGTACTTAAAATGTACAATGAACAACACGAGAAAATTTGTGCAATATGACGAACGAAAAGCAGCGGTAACATCCTCTGACTACTGCCGAAGGCCGAACAACAACAGCGTGATCCGGTGCAGCGGGTCCCATGGGGCGGCGGGCTGACCGGATAGCGTACGGATGAGACGGGGACCCCCTTGGAGGGAAAGCCGCCAGGAGCCGGGTGATTCCCCAAAGCAAATAAAACAACAAAAAGGCCCTTTTCACATGGCAGAGATAGTGGTTGCAACACGACAAGCCGTAAGCCTTAACGGTTTCTCTGCCAGCACAAAATAAGGCAATACCAAGAAAGGCAGGTATAAAGAATGAATGAAATGATGCAGAATTTGGGAATAAGAATTGTAATGATACTAACGATCATACACAGTAAAAGATTGTGATTGACGAATCGGGTGCAGCTCCTGATTTCTCCGCTGCGGAGAGTTTAAATATGAGCAGAATAAACTTTAGCTGCAATTTCATCACAGACTGGGATGGACAATTAGGACAATAAAAAAGAGAACCATTACGGTTCCCTTTTGAGATCATCAGTGGTCAGTTTGATTGATACATCTGGTTTTGGTTCAATTATCAATTGACATTCCAGAAAATCAAGAATCTGGATTAGTTCATCTGCGGATATGCTTCCTCTTGAAAATTTATTTGCAAGTGATTGCGGGAGCATCCCAAGGTGCTGAGCTAATTGAACACTGGTTACTTTTTTCATCTTCATTATTTGCTTTATCTTATCAGAAACCATATAAATACCTCCTATTAACATTATCATAATCAAAAACGTTTCAATAGTCAATAAAAATACTCATAAATGTGTATGAACTACTTGCAAATATAATCAATTAGATGTATAATTGACTCATAAATAAACGGGAGGGATTATACATGAAAATTGGATATGCAAGAGTATCGACAGTAGAGCAGAACGAAGCGAGGCAGATGGAGGCATTGAGAGAAGAAGGCGTTGATAAAATTTATATGGACAAGAAGTCCGGCAAGGATTTCAACCGTCCTGAATATCAGAAGATGATCGCTTCCCTTCAAAAAGGTGACGTACTGGTAGTCCATTCGATTGACCGACTTGGCAGAAACTACGATGAGATTACAGAAGAATGGAGAAAAATCACTAAAGAGATTGGAGCAGACATTATTGTACAAGATATGCCATTACTTGATACTACGCGGAATAGAGACTTGACTGGAAAATTAATCGCAGACATCGTTTTACAGGTCTTTTCATACGTGGCACAAAGAGAACGAGAAAGTATCCGCCAGCGTCAGAAAGAGGGTATCGCAATCGCGAAAGCTCAGGGCAAGTATAAAGGACGAGCAAAAAAAGAGGTAGACAAAGAACTCTTCGAGAAAACAAAGCAAAGATGGCAGGCTGGGGAAATCACCAAAGTTCAGTTTGCCGAAATCATGGGAGTGTCAAGAGGAACACTATATAAAATGTTGGGAGGGGAACAGTAATGATAGACTTTACAAATAAGTGTGTTATCACAGAAAGCGATGTTGAATCAGCGAAGCTTCTTAAGATGGCAATTTCTCAAGGCTTTGCACTTCCAAAAGGCGAAAAAGTAATGGAATCATGCAGATTTTTCCGTTTTATCGGAAGTCCGTATAAAAGCGTGATTGCTCTGTCAGCAGTAACACAGGAAATGTATGATCGAGCTATATTGTATTCACATCTATTCGGGAATGAGTTGGAAGAATTGATGAAAATTTCTGATTTGGCTGCTAGGTGGTGCCGTACATATGGATACAATCATCTCAGTGTATACGCTAATGAAGAAGCTGACATATACACTGGGCGCGGGATTGCTAAAAACAAAGATGGTGCAGTGCAAGATGTGAAAATCAAATTAAATAAGCCACGTAAAATAACGGTAGCTGAGCTTGAAGAAAAGCTAGGTTATCCAGTAGAAATAGTAAGTTGAGGATACATCCTATGAAAAAGAATAATCCACAAGGCGAATCCATTCGCATCCGGTTGCCGTACCAACTGGAGCAAAGACTTATAGCTGAAAAGAATCGAACCGGCAAAAGCGTGTCACAGATCACCCGTGAAGCCTTGACACAGTATTTTCGGAAAAGGTAGGTAAAAGACGATGCTTGAAAAATTTTTTAAAAAACAAAAAAGGTCTTCTGAATGCCATCCACTTGAAAAGCCTTTAGCTCATGATCGCTCGTACGAGTATCATCACAAGAAAGCTGTTCTGGAGGACGGAAGATTGTATGATACGGAATCAGCGAAAAAGGTTTTTACGGACGAAGCTAGTTTGGAATATGTCGCACTCGGAAGAGCAGTGCAAAGAGCTTACTTCTTAACCCCGAACGGAAACTGGTTTTCAGCTAAAGAAAAAATCGAGACTGAAAGCGGAATCACTGATGTCGGCGAATATCGTATACAGGTCACAAAAACCATTTACACATACAGCGATCTTCGAATAGAGCAAAAATACAAGGTTAAAGACCTGATTGGAAGAAACGACTATGAGTTATACAAAGAATATTTTGGAGAGGTAAAAGAGGCATGAATAAAGAAAAAGAAATCTATGAACTGTTACCGTCAGAACCAGTTGACGTAGCAGCTATGCTGATAAAAGCAACGATTGTTACAGACGCACCGGTATTCGCACCACTATCCCCGATGCTTGAAGGTAAATTGGTTGCAATTCCAAAATACGACCCGGTTCAGCTTCAGGAAATCGCAGAGCACCTTCTGGTGTACTGTAACGCACAGGAAAGGGGATACGAAAATGTCTGTTGTGAAGATTGTAAATCCGACTCCGTATGACTGGAGGGGGACACAGTACTTTATTGACGAACATAAAGTACCGAGGGTAAAATCGGTTGATTTTCATGTTTCGGTCGATGAAGTACCGACGTTTAACTTTGAAATGATGGGAAGACCGGATATTGAACTGGAGTGTCTGGCACAAATCAGTTTCGCTTCTCAATCAATTACTGATGCAATTTCAGTTTTAAGACACGAACTGCTTCAACATGGAGAAATATACCAAGGCTTCAAATCAAGCCTGAAATCGGCTCTGGAAATCTATTCTACATGCGGGCTTCCATTTGAGCCCGAAGAAGAGACAGCAGAAACATTATCATATGTTGTGCAAATGGAAATCATCTCATTCATTTACCGAGGTGATCAGCCGTGGTAAGCGGCATGGAACGTAGCTCAGTGGTAGAGCAGTGACTTACAAGTCATGTGTCGCAGGTTCGATTCCTGCCTTTCCGATTCCATATAGTGGCGGAATACGTAGACGCTATTGTGGTAGCATAGGTTTGAACCCACAACTTAGGTGACCTTAGCCGGCGGCATGAGAGTAAAAGGGTGGAAATCCCCTCCTATATGGACGTTTGACGTGTTGAGTGATAACACATCTGGATTGAAAAGTGGCGGAACTATTGACGGTGATGAATCCGATACAATAGAAAGGCAGACGCAGAGGATAGTACATCGTAATGGGTGAGTATGTGTCTTTGGACATGGGAT